GCAGCTTGAGTTACTAAACATCTTTCAGATAAGAAGTTTACAGTCATAGCATCTAATGAAGATGTATAAGCTCCACCTACAGAACCAGTCAACCAAGACTTCATTCTTCGATCATCAGCTTGAGAAGCTCTATATCTTACGTGTAAGAAAGGTCTTCTAATGTTTGATCCAAGCATTTGGTCATATACAGTTGTAGTTCCAGCTGGTATCATAACTCCATCAATAGCACTTGATAAACCTCGAGTTGTAGCATCGTTTAGATATTTCCAGTCAGTTTTGTAGAAGTCATAAGAACCTCTTCTGAAACCAGAGAATCCAAAGTTTAACGCCATATCTCCATCGTTATCAAATAAACCGTATGAAGCAGCAGATGTAGAAGAATATCCTCCACCAGCTTGAGCACCAATCATGTCATCAAAATCAAGAGCAGTTTGTCTCGATAAGAATAACATATTTTCTTCAATAGCACCTTGCTTGTCTAGTTGTTTAAGAATTTCATCGAAATCACCTAAAGCACCAGCACCAGGAGCAGCAGCTCCAGCAAAGCCAGAATAAATATTACCTCTATCTTCGATAGCTGCAAATAAACCTTCTGTACCTTCATATCCAGCAGCACCTGCAGAACCTGCACCTGCACCACCATCTTCACCTTCAACACATACCATTTCAAGATAATCTTCAAATCGTAATCTAGTTTCAGACTCAGCTTTTAAATACCATAAGTATCCAGAAGTTCCATCTTCAGTAGCTACTTCAACCCAACCAATTTGAGCAGTATCAGAACCATTGATCTCATACTTATCTCTAATAATAACTGGTTGATTAGAGTATTGTTTAAATCCTGGTTGGATAGAACCTAAATCTTCCGTATTAGATCCTTTCTTATATTCAGAACCATAAACAAATACATTAACAGCATTAGAACCTGTAGGCATTGAAGCTGGCCAAGCAGTAGCTCCGTAGAATACAACATCCATTGGAGTAGCAACTACACCATCTTTAGCATCAGTAACTAAAACTTTCTGAGTGATAAGACCTGTAGCATTATCAGCAACTAACAAAGTTTGGTTATCTCTAATAGCGTGCTTTGAAGTTCCAGCACCAGCAGGTAAAGTAATTTGTAATGTACCTGTGTTAATAGTAGCTTGAGCATAAGCAACGTGTAATCTGTTTTGTTCAGACCAAATAACCTGATCAGATGTCATTGGCATTTCTGCTCCAACCATTCTCAAGAAACCAGATAAAGTTCTGTTTCCGTATCTTTCAACCTCAGCTTCATACAACTCTGGTAAGTATTGCTGAGAAAAATCTAATCCTGTGCCAGTATCAAACTTAAGCCAGTTAGATTCTAGTGTCATTCTCTGTTGAGTTGGCACTAAACTAGGTGGTACTGCACCACCACTTAATGTTCCCATTTTTTAATTGTTTTATTTTTTGTTTTTTCTAAACCTTAGACGAGAACTGTCGACGCCATCAATAGCTTTAACTTTTAAACCATTAACAAAAATATCACCAGAAGGCGTAGGCCTTGGATCATTATTAATGTTATTTGATTTAGCGGTTATGTCTTTAACAGCATCAGCCTTACCTTGCTCATAAAAATGCTCTGCAATAGTATCAATATTGTTAGCAGCATATAATGCTTTATGATATGAGGCAAGATCATTTACAGAACCATCTTCATTTAGGAACTTCCCAATAAAGTTTTGCAAATCACTTTGCGCCTCTGCAGTACGGTTAGGGTTTGAAATATTATACTTAAATTTCTTTTCTCCAACTTTAAAATCAAAACCTTTGAATTCATTGGTGAAAAATTTATTTGTATTATTTACAAACTCATCGTGCTGAGCAGTTACGGCTTCTTGTTGCTCGTTGTATCTATTGAAAAAGTCCATAGCTTTTTGATACTCAGGATTTACGTTTGAGTTCAACTTGATCTCGTCGTAGTATTTATCCTTGAGGCCATCTAAAAAGTTACGAGCCTTTGCAATTTCTTCTTTTCTAGCTAAATCTTTTTTCTTTTTAACCTTGTCTTCTTCATCGTCAAGATATGAAAATTCATCAGCTATTAAAAATTCTACTTCATCGTTATTTAAATGTGGCTTTGTAGTTTTGTAGTATTCTTTTAATAAACTTAATTCATCTACATTTGAATAGTCACTATTTAATCTAACGTAATCTTCAACTGATCCACCAGTTTCTTCCATGAATGAAACTAACTTTTGTATATTATCAGGTAAAGCTTTTAATTCTTCTTCGTATTTAGTATTATCTACTTTTGTTTCTTCAGTTTTATTTTCACCTATTACAGTTACTTCTTCGTCCTCTTTAGACTCTTCGTGTGTCTCTCCCACTTCTTGCAATCCCACTTTGGTTTCTTCCCCTGTTTCCTTGCTTTCCTCGCTTGCGCTTGGCATGCTCTCCTCTGTTTGTTGTTCTTGAACGGCATCTTCTTTTGGTGTTAAATCAACTTTATAAACTTCATCGTTTTCTCTTTTCTTTTTAAACGAAGGCGATTTTCGCTTACTAGCTACTTTAAATTCACCTTCTTGTTTTACTTCTTCAGACATAATATAATAATATATAATTAATAAAAATTAAATACCAAAGCCAGTTGGCTCTTGGTTTGCAGTTTCAAAATCTATAGGTAAAGTTCCATTTTGCCTTTGATTTATCATCTGACTTTGTTGAGTTGCTTGTATTTTAGTTCTTTCGTCTTTTCTATCTTCAATGGATTTTTCTTTAGCTTTTTGAATAGCAAGATCCATTTGTTTTAATTTCTGATCATATCCAAACTTAATCTCCATATTTTCTCTATCTATTTGAGCTTCTGTTTGCATACGTTGTAATTCAAATTGAGACTTAGCTTGTTCTAATTGTACTTGACTCTGAGATAAAGCTTGTTGCTTTTGTACTTCAGCCATAGCTGCTTTCTCAGCAGTCTCTGCATTAGCTTGAGCTTGAGCTTGTATCATTTGCTGTTGCTTCTGCTGATCTTGTTTTTCTTTCTTAGCACGTCTTTGCTTCAACATAGAATTAGCTAATTGAAGATTTTTTACTTCTCTAATATCTATAGCATCTTCTAAATTTATTTGATTACCTTTTAAAGCTATTTGTATATTCTGTTCTAATACAGCTTTCTCTTCCTCATCAGGTTCTAACTGCAAGAATATACCAAAGTCATAATAGTTTCTATTCTTAAACTCTGTTAATGTTTCTACATTAAATTTAGATATACTATTTGATAAAGCGTTTTTAGTTAATGCAAAATCTAAACTATCACTTACTCTAAGTGAAATATTTTCTGAAGTTTTAAGGGTTAGATATAAACTTCCTTGTAATATATGACGTGTTGCTGTATTACTATTTGCAGCTGCTAATTTCTGTAAACCTACTAAAGCATATTTATCTGGTGTACTACCATCTCTAGCTTCATTAAGTCCGGTCACATCTCTTATCATTTGTAAATAGTATTGATAAGTCTGTATTAAAGCTGCTATTTTATTTTGACCGCTAGATGATTGAAGTTCTTGTATTGGAACTTTACCATGATTAAACTCACCATCTTGAGTCATTGATCTACCTACAACACTACCAGTTTGAAAATACATATTCAAAGCTTCTGATGGATTATATGTAGTGCCATTACCTAAGTCTACTTCCGCTAGTCCATCAACATCCATAAATACACCATCAGGCACCATCCTTGATAACACTTGTTGTATCTTTAAGTGCGTAAGTTGGATCATATCAGCAAATCCAGTTATTCTATTTACTAAAGAATTTATTCTACCTTTATACATACGTGGTGCGCATATATTATAATTGAATCTAACTTTAGTAGTATCAGCATAAGGTCTAGTCATATTAGTAGCTACTCCCCATTCCAACATCATAGGATGTCCTAGTATTTTAGCACCTGTAAATAAAACTTCTATTGACCTAGATACTTTAGTAAATGAATCGTTTTCTGGTGGGTTAAATGTATCTTCTTTTTCTAATGCTTTTTCTAAACCAAACGGAGTTTCTTTTATTTTAAATACTTGATCAACATATGTTTTATATTCAAAGAATAATACTTGTACAGTTTGATCATCATTTCTTCCGTTCCAGTTTCTTAAATACTCTGCGTTACCTGGATACTTTTGTATTTCTTCCATTTGAGCTTTATCAAGCCAAGGAAATCTCATACGTAAATCAGATAATGCAATAGGTTTTACTTCACCCACGTAATATAAATCTTCAAAATTAGGATCTTCTGTATATGAATAAACTAAATTAGCAGGATCAACATATTCCACTCTAACTCCTTCTGATTTATTCCATGAGGTTCTAGTAGCGCCAATACCTAATACTGTTAAATCATAATTAACTCTTCTGTTAGTTAAGTCATATTTATTTTTATCAAGTACTTGGCTTATTAATTCTTCTTGTGCAACTTCAATTGATTGTTTATAATCTAATTGTAAATGAAGTTTTATATCATCTATTGATTCTACTTCTAACTCTTTTGCTTTTGAATCTCTAAAATTTAATCCTGTTTCTTTCTCTAAAAAGTTTCTTATTTCTCTTTGTTGTAAGTCTCTATTAAGTTTAGTAGCGTAATCTGTTCTTTCTTGTAATGATGTAGGGTCTTGAGCGTATGCATTAATATTGTAATTTCTACTTGAAATACCATTTACAACTATATCTACAAACTTAGAGATAACTGGTATAGGTTTCCAGTCTAGATTTAAATATGATAAATCACCATCAATAGCTAATTCATCTTTATACTTTTGTATAGGTTGTTCTCCTCTAGCATATAATCTTAATCTATGATAGTTATTAAAGTTGTTAGCATATCTAAAACCTGTACCTCCATAGTTTCTAAACCACTCACCTTCGATAGCTCGCCCTACTTGCATACCATAGTCTAAGCTTTTCTTTAATTCAAAAGGTACAGCTTGATCTGGAAAAGAACTATTACTGTTAGTTAGTATTTGCATTTATTTTATTATTTTTGATATTGTACCATCATTATCATATTTCCTTATTCCAAGATTTATTTTTTTAATACCTCTTTCAGGAACAGGCCTATACATATTTCTATTACAAGCCATTATAGCTAAACCAGAGCTTATAGAAGCATCGTGCTTAGTTCTATTATTTATGTTAAAAGAAGCCCAATCATTTAAAGTTTTTTGATGATACATATCACCATATCCATTTAAATTTATTCCTACATAATTTTCTATATAACTTTCTATTGCAGCAGCATGTGCTTGCTTAATATCTTCACTAGAGTTAGGTATGCCACCTATTTCTTTTTCTGTAGTTGAAAGTTTATTCCAAACTTTATCAGGTCGATTCATACTATAACCTCTGTATCCTCTTCTTCTTAAATAGTATAATAATCTTGGTTTATTATTTTCTGCTAATATAGGCATACCATAAAACACTAAAGCCATAAGTACATCTTCGAAAAACGTTTCAGCTGTTTGAGGTCTAGCTATATATTCTAAAAAGAAATGATTTGGTGGAGCATCTTCCATTGAGAATTTAGTAAGACCATGAAGTGCACCATTAGATCCTTTACCGTCAACAGTACCTGATATATCATAACTGTCACAACCAAACGCTCCAATATGTTCATTTCCAGGATATTTCGCTCCATTCTTTATAATCACTCGATTTTGAATATTATTAGGTGGAATCCAACTTATATTAAATCTTCCACTTTCATTAGGGGCAAATATAACTCTTGTATCTTTAATTCCATTTTCCCATAGAAAACTTCCTTTAGTTATTTGAACCTTGTTTTTAAGCTCTTCGTTATAATCTATTTGCTCGTATATCTTACTTAAATTAAATAAACTATTTCTAGTTTCATCTCTAAACGCGTGTTGCTCTGTACGAGGAAATTGCCTATAATATTCGTTTAAACTATCAGCATCATGTTTTAAACCTTCAACTTCGTTATCCCAATGCTCTATTACTCCTGTGTCAATTGGGATATTGTCGATTCCAAGGACTTTATCTTCTGGCGTAATAAAGACAGGTGATCCAAAAGTATCCATGAATCCTTCGTAGTTCCATTCCATAGGTATGAATAAACTATAGAGTCCAGAACTTGTTTGTCCATTTCTATTTCTTTTTGTAACATCTGAATCGTAGTATAATTTTTTGAAGTTGTCTCCACCTTTGTTTAATGCGTTAGATGTTGAGCCCATCATACATTTACCTACAATCCTAGATCCTAGTCTTAATGTAGTTTTTGTAACTCTCCAGTTGTTTAATATGTTATCAGGTCTTTCCCACTTACCACTTTCATCATGCGCTAGTAGTTTTAATTTTTCACCATCGTAAGAGTTATCACCTGTATTTTTCCAATCAATAGTTGTATCAAGACCCTGTAAGTCTACAGCTTTAATATTTTCTTCCAGTTTTCTTCTAGTAAGTTTTGATGCCGGAACACGATATGCCAGTTCAGTCTTTGGCCTGTCCATACCATCTTGGATCGGCTTGAAGAAAAATGGATAGTTAACGGATATTGGAACAACCTTATCTGTAAACATTTTCTTAGCATCGGCACCTGACTTTGATAGTATACCAAATCTTGAGTCACTCGAGATCGTTGCCATATTAACAAGTTCTGATGATGCCATAAAGGAGAAACCAGACCGTCTGTTTTTAAGATAGCACATTCCATAACATCTACTATCTGCTTTGCAGGCTTCCCAAAATATGAAGAATAATCTGTTTGCCTCTCTATAATCGGGTGCACCAACATCGATTTTTGACCATTGCAAGTACATGTAATGAGTACCAGTAATATATACAGGATTGCCATTATTGTAGAAATGAAAACCTTCTTCTCTTCGTTTAAACTCTTCATCTATATAGTCGTACCATTTCTCTCTAAACTCCATGGGATATTCTTCCCAATCAAATCTAGTTTTTATTCTACTTAATTCTTTTGGGTAGTCAAACCTTTCCCAATATTGTTTCGCTTTATCTTCGCTTCGTTTATATGGTTCATTTGCTTTTGGTAAAGCAATCCGTAAGTTTTGAATTTCAATGACCTGTCCAATAGTGCCGTTTTTACTTATGCATACAAAATCATATTCAGAATTATAACCATACTCCCACTTCTTATATCTATTTTGTTTTTTAAGATATTTAGGATTTATCGCATCTGGTATTTCTTTCCAAAGTGTTTGCTTGTAACTCACTTACTCCTCCCTTCCGCAAAACCTTTAAAACTTCTTTCTTCTTTTTTTTCTACGGTTTTACCTTCTAATATAGCTTCTTCTTCTTCAATACGTTGTAGTATTTCAAAAGCGTCCATTATACAAAGCTTCTTAGTAGCAGCTGCATTCTTTAATCTATCTGCAGATACATCATCATCAGTATGTGTAATGATTTTTTCTTCAGCTACTTTAATTAGTTCGTCAACTGCCTTTCGCCCAGCTTGGATTATATTTTTCCTCGTTTCCTTCGTATTCATGAGTTATAGCTATATCATTAGATTTCATACAATAAAGTCGTTCACCTTCTATAATAAACTCAAACTCTGAATTAGGTGTAAATACCACAAGCGCTCCAGGATTTAATCCTACGCGTTCTAACGACTTATTAGAATATTTTAATATACCAAAGTGTTCTCTTTCTTTTAGTGTACTAAAATCATTTATTTCTTTTAATGGAGATACAAAACAATAATCTAAATGGCAATTTAAATTGTACATATATATTTGATCTAAATGAGCAAAATATAAATCATCTTTAAAATATGTAGAAGAATTTTTCTCCTCTCCTTTCATATTATACCATCTTCTAAATATATTGTGATGTACGTATACTTCATCACCAGGTTTTATATCAGTATCAAAAGCTGCAGGTGTAGAAACAACTACAGCTTTTTTACTAACAAATTGATGATCTTCTATATTAGTATTTATAATTAAAGTTTTATCATCTATATTTCTTATATTATCATACCTTTCTTTTTTAGGTTTAATAATAAATTGATATAAACTTTTCATTAATACTTTAAATCATATTCAACTGAAATAGCCATATTTTTATTAAACTTTTTCCAAGGTAAAACTTCCTTGTTTTTAGTTATATAAATATTATAAGACTGATCATCATCTTCAAAAAGTATATCACATATATTGTGACCTCCGTAAACTTCTTGACCAATAGAATAATGCATAGCATCATTCTTGTAGTCAGTGCCAATACTAATTTTCCTTATGTTAGACATGACTAACTGCGACCTCTTCTTCACTGTTATCTTTTTCTAGTTCTGTATAAGTACCATCTGCAACATTTATATTTACTTGACCATACTTATTTTCTAATTCAGCTTTAGTTACGTCTATCTTTTTATTTAGATCAGCTAACTCATGAAGCAACGCATGCTTTCTTGTTTCAAAAAAACCTAAGTCAAGTAATATATCTTGAGTTTGTTGTTGTTGCTCTTGAATTGTTTTTAATTCTTCTTCTGTTATTTTATTTTCCATTTGATTAAATTAAATTATTATTTGTTTTATTCTTCAGGTTCTGGTGGTGTCCAGTCTGGAGTTTGTAGTAACGCAATTGCTTGTTCATGATCTAAAGTCATAAGTGGATCAACACGACCGTTAGTTATAAAACTAGGAGTTACTTGATATGAAAGCATAGCTTGTGTGTTAGCTACGTTTCTTCTCATAGTTTGTGAACTTGTCGTATTGATCTGACTGAAATCTATTAAAGCAGTCTGCGTATCTATATCTATCACTATATATGTAGTCATTTTTACTTATTTTTTAAACTGAAGGTACTTCTGTTGATCTACCTGAGTTAGCTGGATTAGTTACGCCATCAGCGTAATCAGCCATATTAATACTATATGCATTGTTTTTACTATCTTTCATATCACCTTTTAAATCTGCGATAGTTAAATTACTTCCAGTTCCATTACCTTCTGAACCAGGTGCGTTTCCTACGAGATCATCTACATTACCTGTATTAGCTCCGTCTCCGTCATTTCCGTTTATAAGATCTCTAACCACCCAATCCGTTCCATCATAGTAAGAGCTACGCTGATCCATTGGCCACCAAGCTATTGGAGTTATTCTAAAGTTATTTAAATCTTGTGTAATACCGTTATTGTATAAATTTAAAATATCATCTGGAGTAAGAGTGTTATTAAATATTGATGCATTAGAAATTTTCCCATTAGCATATTCAATATTGTATCGTCCGATATATACATCTCCACCAAGTGCTCCTGGAGAAGTGTAAGAACCTAATGAATAAGCTGTTTGTGCTATAGCAGCACCATTTATATAAAGTTGAATACCTGTATTACTTCCACTCCCATCATAAGTAGCAGCTAGATGAATCCATTCTCCTTCATAAGCAGTTACAGTTGATGTA